CATTGTGATGATATTTGATTGACTTCTATTTTACTCATTAAATTATTACCAATGTTCCTGTTACTGTGATTGTATTAGGGAAAGTGACTGGACCAGCGAGAACCGCTGACTCAATTACGATTTCTTTATTATTAATAGTTTCAGCGTGAGTATAAATCTGTTCTGAACCAGGTTTGTTTCCGATATAAATTATATTATATAAACTATCCATTTTTTATTCCTTATGCACTAATTGAATCAACTACACTAACATACGCATCAGCTGCACTTGCAGTATCAGACTGTACTTTTAATACATCTGTATCCTGCATTACAAATTTAGCACCACCTGATACAAGCTCTACTGCGCTTGATGGTGGAATACTTAAATCTTTTGCAATATATCTATCTGTGGATCCTGTTACGGAAACCCAAACTGATATAGTTATAGCTGAAGTTAATATGTTTGCAATTCTAATTCCAATTACTGCATCATTTGAATTTGCTGTAAATACAGTAGTCGCAGAGTTTGTTACTGTTGCGCTGTATCTAGTAAAATCTTGTGCCATATTTTTCTCCTTTAAAGTGCGATTGCCATTGCTACAGCAAAACCATTACTTGCTGCACCAACAGGTGTGTCTGTTGAATCTAAATAAACTGCTTTACTTGCTGGTAGTGTACAAAATACATCTTTTGTTCCACCTGTAAAATTAACTGCTGCATCTGAATTAGAACTGGAGATAACTGTAGTTCTAGTTAAGTTTGCAGATGTTGCATCTAAAGTTCCAAGACCAACTTCCCATTCTGTAGTCCCTTGATTAAAAATTGTATAATAAGTTGTATTATTATTTCCAATTCCTGTTGCAAAAGATTCAAAACCAGTTTGTGCTACACCTAATGCAAATGCACCTGTGCCTGTAGTTGTACTTGTTACTTTTACTCTGTCGTTAATTACCAACGCCATAAATTTTTCCTTTGTTATTAACTCATACTAATAATAGCATTAGCCGGTGTAGCTGCATCAGGAAACGCAATAGTGAAATCACCATTCGTTGCTGTCTTCGCTCCGCCAAAATCTAAAACTACTACTAATCTGTTTTGTGTACCATCGACTGTTGAGTTATTGTAAATCGCTGCAAAAGATGCAGTGAATGTAGCAGAACTCCAAGTCACATTGTCAAAGTCTACTGAAGCGACGGCTGTTGTACTTGCAACTGCTTGGTTCGCTAAAGTTTTAACAACATAGTTAGTACCACCTGTTGTATCTACTTCACCATTACCTGTTCCTGCTAAGTATACTGTGCTTGCAGTTGTGTATGGATTAGTTGTATACAAAGATATATTAAAAGTATTTCCTCCAGTAGCAAGATCGTGTTGCGCTGAAAAGAGAGCACCTCTAAATGAAAACGGTATTATGTTAGCCATATTTTTTTATCTCCTTATTAACTTGATGGTGGTTTTACGTTAAGTTGAGCCCGAACTTCACCATCTTGATATTCGTCTCTACGTCTGATACCGATTTGCTCGATAGCATACGATTCTAAAGCTTCTTTATATTGTCCTGTGTAGTATTGTAACATATCTGCAGGACCTTTCAAGTACCCATATGCATTTACTAGACAAGCATAGAGAAGTAAATCTTGGTATTTATCGGATAGGTAAGTACCTCCAGTATCTACTAAAAGACTAGTAGGTTCTTTATCATAACAAAGAGTAATTTCATAGGTTTTATCTGGTGTTGGGGCCACTACCCAATACTCTTCATCCCAGTTAGCATAATGTATTGGAATATCTACCGATTGAGTTGATGGAGTAGAATAGTATTCTGCAATATAACTAGTGTCTTTTTGTTCTAGGTAAAATTGATTTCCAGTTGAATCTTTTAATTGAACATATCTAATTGCTCTTAGGTCAGCTGGAATTGTTACATATCTATTTCCAACAATTAAACTAGATGTTGCATAGAATACATTTTGATCAGTATCTATTGCTCTAGTAATTCTGTTTTCTGCATTTCCTATAATTCTAGATAAAATTGCGTCTGTTAAAACATTATCTCCTACTTCAGTATAACTTCTAATGTCTGATTGTAATTCTGCTAAAGTATATGCCATTATCCGTTTACGACTCCTAGTACTACTGGACCAGCAGAACAATTTATTCCACCGCCTGCAATTCCTCCTGTTGTAGCATTACTTGTGCTAGTAATAAAGAAATAGTTTTCAGGTGTTGTTAAAATTTCTGTTGGATTAGAATTAGGTGCTGTGATTACAGAACCGTCTGATTGTTTTTGTCCAACTGTTATTGTAAAACCATTTACATTATCTAAATCACTTACATTATCAAAAGTTGGAATGTCTGCAAAAGATTGTAAATTAGTAGCATCTGCTCCACCTGATCCTGGAGTTATTACTTCAGGTGCTCCTCTAAATCTTACAACATCTCCTGTACTTCTTTGATGATTTTCTGAATAAATATTTACAAAAGTTACTCCACCAGAAATTACAGTTGTAAAAGAATTGTTGTCTAATAAAATTAAACTAGTGGCTGATGCTGGTTGTGGTCTTGGATTATATAAAGCTTGTGGGTCTGACCCTGCTGGTTTAGGTTCAAGTTGTGGTTGTTTTGCTTCATATTCTGAAATGTGAACTAAAGAACCATTCCATTCTCTAACCATTTCAGTATATGGAAAAGCCATTCCAGATCTATCTGAAATTGCTAATGATCTTTTACCTAACGCATATCTACCCATTATACACCGCTCCCATAAAATGTTTGTGGTGTAATAAATGTAGAAGTTCCTTGGTTGTCTGCATCTAAAGCTCTTAGTAATTCACTTTCATATCTTCTCTCTAACTCTTGACTCATTTCTGGAGAAACTTTTAAACTTAAATAATATGCAAGACCTGACATCATACAAGGATAGAATCTGTTAACAACATCTGCTGTATTATTGTAAGCTCCTACATCTTGAATTTTAGATAAATAATAAAAACAAAATTGAAAATTACTTGGTGTGCTTGCACTTGATACACTTGCACTTGGTGTAGTATATAAAAAAATACTTGGATTTAATTTTCTATCTACATAATATTGTGAAGGAGTTCCTTGTGCTAATTTATTAGGGGTTTGTGAATAAGTTGATCTATCTATTTTAGTAAGTGCAATATCTTGTGGTGCTGTTGGTGTAGAATTATTTCTATAAAAAGCTTCTAATACATCACTAATATCTCCTGGAAAGTTTTGAGTATCTGCTGCAAAATTGTATTCCGCTTGACCTTGAACTAATGGAACTTTAGCAAGTTTTATTTTCCATAAATGAATTCCTCTATTACCCCATTCTTGAAACATAATATTTAAAGAACGTCTTGCACTTCTTAATTGATAACCTGTTCTCGCTCCTCTAGTTCCTGTTCTTTCATAAGCTTCCTCAATAATTTCATCCATTTGTGGATTAAATTCAGTAGTCTCTGAAGTAGGTGAAATAGTTTGAGCAGTATTACCCATACCGCTATGATTGATACAATAATAAAATAACACCGGAGCGCCGGTTGTTCTAACAGGTGCAACATTAATAGTTGTATTTGCACCAGCACTTCCTGCAGTTCCTGTTGTTGTTACGCCTGTTGTATAATTTGCAGCAGGATCGTTATTAGCATTTGAAGAAAATGCTAAAGTATGAGTGGCATTAGAACTATCCGATTGATCGAAAATATAAGTATTTCCTTCTTGTAAATAAAGGACAGGACTTACCTCACCGTTAATAAAAAATTTATTACCAGTTCCATAGGCATTAGTGCCACTTGCGACAGTGACTGTGTAAGTAATAGTCGCCATTTTTTATCCTACGTAAAGGTTATAGTAACACCAGTAGTATTAGTTAAATCTAAATAAACTCCTGAGTCAAATAAAATTCCAGAACCTGGAACATAAACTTCTAAACCTTCTGTGTTAAACTTGTATTCAGCTATTAAAGGATCTGTATTTGAAGTTCCATTATATAATTTAATTACTGAACTAGCCACACCCGCTGCTTGAATAGAAGTAATTCTTGCTCTTTGAGTTGCAGGAACTAATTGTCCATCTCCTGTTGCGTGGGCTACTAGTTGATCACTTGAGTATGATGCCATTTTTTCTCCTTAAATTTTATGTGGGCCGAAGCCCACATTAAATTAATTAATTAATTATACTGCTGCTATACCAGTCGTAACGTCGATGAAGCTAGTTCCATTGTAGAAACAAAGTGATCCAGTAACGCCTGAACCAGTTGCATCAGAAATGTAAATAACTAAACCAGTCGCTGGACTGTCAATAGCTGCTGCTTCTGTTAATGTGTATGAAGGTGCAAGAAAACCATTATCTGATTTTACTGGACCTGAAAAAGTAGTTTGTGCCATTTTTATTCTCCTAGTTTTTTTGAACGTAGTCTCTAGGCCGTCGACTATACGCGTCTACATTCAAATTAATTTATGTATAGTGTTTAGAATATATACTAGTTTTGAATAGAGTGCAAGAGATCCTACAGTGTGGAGTGATTTTTTCCAACGATGTAGCTTTTGTTTAAGTAGCTACAGAAACTTCTGGAGCAACGCTTTCTACGTTGTTTTTTAAGTGAGCAATTCTAGCTTCTTCAAGCTTAATATCAGTGATGATTTGTTTGACTTTGTCGTCAATTCTAACCATCTCAAGAGTATATCTGTTATTATCCAGATGCTCCTGTTCCCACTTCAACTCCAAGGACCTTTTTGCTTTGTATAGGTCTTGTACCATCGATAACCTCCTCAAAAGTTATTCTATTTAAACTTGGATTATAATTTTTTCCAAGATCTTCCCATTTTATACTGTTTTCTCCTAGTTTGTCAAGTATTGCTTGTTCAACGGATTTAGCGTTATCTTCAGCTAAAATTTCAAATTTAGCGTAGTGATTGTATGCCCAGATAGTTATAAGAAGTTTTTTCATTTTTTCACACCTTTATGTAAAAAAGGGGCCGTTTTAAGGCGGCCCCTAATTATTTAATTATTATGTTGCGTTTGATCCGAAGATACCTCTAGCATCAGAGAAACCAAATACATATCTCTCTCTAGCTTTGTATCTTACGTTACCTGTGTCAAAGTCACCTTCCATAGAAGTTTTGATAGGTGATCTAACAAAGTGTTTAAGACCATTAGGTACATCTGTTTTAACGAACCATTTTTTAGCAGAAGTTAGGTAGTGGTTCACAGTATAACCTTGAGGAACCATTCCCATATTTCTGATAGCATTGATGTCGTTATCAGCTGTGCCTGTTCTTCCAGCAGAAGCCATTAATCTGTCTGCTGTAAATTGAAGCGCTGAAGGAATAATTAACTTAGTTCCTTGTGCCGCAATTTTTAGGCCTCTTTCATCAGTAAACGCAGCGATATCGATTAACGCTTGTTCTAATGAAGTTTCGTTAAGATCAGCAGGTGTTGCTAACTCGTTAGAGAAAGAACCCGCTAATGTAGGGTGAGCAGTTGAACATAATTCAACACCATCACCACCAGCAAAAGTAGAATCGAACGCATTGTTCAATACTGCTGCAGCCTTAACTTGCTTAGTGTTTGCCATAGATCTTGCTAACGCTTTTGTATATCTAGACGCAAGTCTGTCATACAAGTTATCTTCGATAGCTTCTTCTGTGATTGCAAATGCTAAAGCAATTGTTTCGTTAGTGTAACGAGCAGTGTAAGTTTCTTGCGCATCGTCAAAAGTAACACCTTGTCCTTCAGGTTTTACTGCTGCGTTTGCAAAGCCACTTAACATTACTTCCTCTTCGAAAGCTCTGTCTGAAGTTTCCGTATCGAAAATTTCAGCGTGTTCGTTAGCATAGTTTTTGTATTCCAAGCCGAATAGTGCATTCAAACCTGGCTCTAGTTCTTTAACTAGTTGTGCTCTTGATATAGCCATATTTATTTATCTCCTATTCGCTATTAGTTATACAACGCTGAAGATTTACCAATAGTAACAACAACATTTGCACCCGGAGCCGTAAGGTCCTTATTTTCAGGGTCATTTGCTGATCTTACCAAAGTAAACATTCCAGTTGTAGCTGCAGTACTTACATCTAATTGAGTGATCGATTGACCATCTTTATTATCTGAAGCAGTCCAGCTTAGGTTGTTCATTTGATTTACCGCACCAAGCATAGCTTGTGTTACAGCAGCATCTGCTTTAACAACGTATTCTTGGTTTGGGTTGTCAATTACAAAAGCAGTAATGTCATTACTACCTGTGTTGTAATCTACGCTAGTTGTAGTTCCTGCTGGAACTGAATTAGCGAAAGTTGGTTTTCCAGTTGAATCAATATAGAAGAACCCGTTTAATACACCTATTAAAAGTGCATCAGCGTTGTTCGCCCAGCTTGTTCCACCAGCTCCACCATCATCAGTAAGTGTAAAAGACGCATCTTGTGCATATCCTTGTGCTCCTGAAGCATCTTGAATAGATGCAGGGTCACCTTTATACAAACCAACGCCTGGTGCAGTTTGAACTTGATATTCAGATTGTCCTGACGTAGCTGGAGTATTTCCAACAGTCATTACAGCTCTAAAACCAAATCCAGTTGTGCTTGCGTTTGCCATAGTTATTTTCCTTGTTAAGTACTGACTCATTTGAGTCAATACGGATTAGTTTAATTTGTTGGACTAGAAATTGTTAAAAGAACTATTTCTTTGTACCACCAAAAGTTACACGGGTTTGAGAATCATTGCTGAATCTCATACCAGCTTGCTTTTCCTTCATAAGATCGTTATTAATTGCTTCTTCTTTATCTTGAGTTTGCTTATTATAATAAGCCTCAATTTGAAGCGCGATCTCTTCTGGTATCCTTGCTAGCAAAAGGCCTCCCACTTGTATAACTCCTGCGAATTTACCATCATTCAAAGTTGGAAAATCTCCGTCTGGATATTCATCAGCTCTTACAAGCTCGTATCCTTCTCTTAGAGATGCTGCTACATTTTTTGTATCATTGTATCCTAATGTTTCAGCTCTGATCCATCTATGTCTGTAGCCGTCTGGCGCAGTCGGTGCATCAAGTGATGAGGGTGGAGACCAAACTTTTTTCTTTTCAGATTTTTCTCTAGTTTGACTCGCACGTGAAGTTTTTATATTATCGTCTTCCATATGCTTATACTCCTTCCGTGATTTTTAATTGTTTTGCATAATCTTCTAATGGCACACCTAATCTTTTAGCAATTGCTACCTGCGAGGGTGTGAGACTAACAGTTTTTCTGCGTCCTGTTGAGGCCGAACGTTTCGCCGAAGCTACATTTTGAGTAGGTTTTACTCTTTCTGTAGAATTAGTTTCTATCTTACCAAATTTGTGGGGAAATTCAACTCTTATTCTTTTATCAATTTCCACATAATATTCGTCAGATTTAGGGTCATATCCTTCTTCTTCTACAAGTTTTTTATGTAGATCAAAGGCTGTATATGTCATTGCACTATCATTTCCAAACCAAGAATTTTTAGCTGCCCAGTCTTCTGCTTTAGGGTCTGTGGCTACCGCTCTTGATTGGTCTTGTCTTTGAGGTGTAATATTTACATTATTAGACACTTCTGGTTTAGATTGTTCTGCAACTTTCATTGCATTTAGTTTAGCACCATCCATTGTCAAGTTTGCAATTTGCTCTTGAGCAGCGATTTGTGCATCAACGTTTTGGGATTCAATAGCATTTTTTAAAGCTAACTTGGCTGCTGCCATATTAGTTTTAACTCTACTTTCAAATTCAGAAACGTAAGATTTATCTAGTTTAGATAATCTTCCTTCCATTTCACCTTTAGATCTATAAGCTGCTTCTGCATATGCAATAGCTTCTTCTTTTTGTCTTTCAGCTTCACGCATTTTACGAGTTAATTTAGCAATACGTTTTTGAACGCCTTCACTATATTCTTTTAACTCATCTTTTTCTTCAGCTTTTTC